AGAGAGGCGTCGCGGCGGGGTTGGAAGTCACCTGCCGCGGCGTCCTCCTTTCTGGCGAGGCGCGTGGTGTGCGGGTGTCCCTCCGCTTGCTTGATAACCTCCGCGCGCCTCACCTGAACGGAGGACACTACGAAATGACCAAACTTACCATACCACAAATCCGCGACTTGATTTCTGAACTGGCCGATGAAGGCATAAAGCTGGCCCGTCGTCAGTATGAAATAAACTTGCGCATAAACGCGTTGATGCAGGAGACGTATCGCCGCAGCTACACACGCGCGCCGGTGAAGAGCAAACGCATCACGGCAGACGTGCGGGCGTCAGTCCGTCACATGGCGGCCAACAACCCCGACATGACACACCAAGATATCGCCGAAGCGCACAATATCAACATTGGCCGCGTCAGCGAGATCCTGCACGGGAAGCGTTGATGACGACGCTCTGGCTCGACCTCGAAACATACAGCGAGACGCCAATTACGCACGGGACGCACAAGTACGCGGAGAACGCCGAAGTGCTGCTCGTGGCGTATGCGTTTGACGACGAAGAGGTCGAGGTCATGGACCTGACCGAGCGCGGCTCGCTGGACAACGTCCAGATGATGATCGACACGGCGGACAAGATCGTGATCCACAACAGCGCCTTCGACCGGACGGTGTTGCGTCACTGCAACGTGCACATGCCTCTCGATAAGGTCGAGGACACTATGGTCATCGCGCTGGCGCATGGCCTGCCCGGCTCGCTGGGTGCGCTGTGTGACGTTTTGGGCGTGCCGCAAGATAAAGCTAAAGACAAAGCGGGTAAAAAGCTGATACACTTGCTCACCAAGCCGCGGCCAAAAAACGTCAAGCTCAGGAGGGCAACACGTGACACACACCCCGAAGAGTGGGCAGCCTTCATCGAATACGCCCGCCTCGATGTGGACGCAATGCGCGTCGTATACCGACTGCTCCCAGACTGGAACCGTCATGGAGGTGAACGCGCTCTGTGGCTCCTCGATCAGAAAATTAATGACCGTGGTATCGCCGTCGATGTTGAGCTCGCAAACGCTGCACTACGAGCTTTTCAAAGAAGCTCGCGAGATCTGGCTGAGCGAACCCGAATTTTAACCAACGGCGCGGTCGGCTCGCTGACCCAGCGCGGCAAGTTTCTTGAGCACCTCGAGCAGACGCTGGCGTTCACGCCGGCGGATCTCAAGAAGGGCACCGTCAGCACGCTGCTGCAAGGCACCTTGACGCCAGAGGTGCGGGAGCTGCTAGAGATTAGACAGCAGGCTTCGGCAACGTCTCCTGCTAAGTATAAGGTGCTGCTGAAGGCAGCGAGCGCCGACGGGCGCTTGCGCGGCACGCTTCAGTTCTGCGGTGCATCACGCACCGGGCGTTGGGGCGGCCGTCTGTTCCAGCCTCAAAACCTGCCTCGCCCAGCGATCGGCAACCTGCGCGACGAGGAGTTGCAGCGGGCGATCGACATGGGCATCGACGCCATGAAGCTAGACTGCGAGGATCTGATCTTCGACAACGTATCCGAGTTATGCTCGAGCGCCGTGCGCGGGGCGCTCATCGCGGCGCCGGGGCACAAGCTGGTCGTTTCCGATCTGTCCAACATCGAGGGGCGCGTGCTCGCGTGGCTGGCCGGCGAGGAGTGGAAGACAGAGGCGTTTAAGCAGTTCGACGCAGGCGTCGGGCACGATCTCTACAAGCTGGCCTATGCCAAGTCCTTCAACAAGAAGGCCGAGGACGTCACGAAGGACGAGCGCCAAATCGGCAAGGTGCAGGAGCTGGCTCTGGGCTATCAGGGCAGCGTCGGGGCGTTCAGCAGCATGGCTGCGATATATGGCGTGTTCCTGCCTGAGGACGAGGTCAAGGGCATCGTCGAGGCGTGGCGCAAGGCGCACAGCGCGGTCGTCGCCCTGTGGTACGATATGGAGCGCGCCGTAAAGGACGCGATCCGCGCGCCTAATAAGCGCTTCACGGTGCGCGACTTATCAATCGGCTACAAGGACAACTGGCTGCGCATCAAGCTGCCGAGCGGGCGCTACCTCTGCTATCCGAACGCGGGCCTTAATGAGGGCTCCATCGTGTATGAGGGCGTCAACCAGTACACCAAGAAGTGGGAGACGATCGAGACCTACGGCGGCAAGCTGGTCGAGAATGTCGTGCAGGCCGTTGCGCGTGACGTGTTGGCATCCGGCATGTTCCGCGCTGAAGCTGCCGGCTACGCCGTCTGCCTGCACGTGCATGACGAGCTGATCACCGAGACGCCTGACACCGACGAGTATTCGGTCGACGAGCTGTCGCGCATCATGTCCACCAATCCCGGCTGGTCGTTGGGGCTGCCGCTTGCTGCGGCTGGCTTCGAGACGCGCCGCTACAAGAAGGACTGAGGCATGTTCACGCAACTGAACCCGTCGATACCGATGGACACGCCCAAAGGCTCTGGCCTTGCGCTGGCCGTCATCGATTACGGGCTGGAGCACAGCCTGCTCTGGGTCGTCGCGATCGACAACACTGGTGAGGTCTGGTGCGTGCCGAATGCTGACGTGCGCATGCAGAAGAACTGGTCCGCCGGGAGACCGCCAGCGTGACCCCCGCAGGCAAGCTACAGGCGCATCTCAAGCGTGTCGTGCAGCAGAGCGGCGGCCAGTACCGCAAGGTGCGCTGGGAGGGCCGCAGAGGCTGTCCTGACTGCTTTGTGTGGTGGACGTGGCCGCGCATCGCCTTCATTGAGGTTAAGGCCGAAGGTGACCGCTACAGCAAGCTACAGGAGCGTGAGGTCAGGCGCATGCAGGACGCGGGCATTCCGGTCTATACCGTGTCGACGATCGAGGGCATCGACATGATCGTGTCAGAGATACGATGACCAAAGTCTTCACACCCCACGACTACCAACGCCCAGCGATGCAGTGGCTCTACACAAAGCCGCGCTGTGCCTTGTGGATGCCCATGGGCGGCGGCAAGACGGTCACGACGCTGACCAGCCTAGAGAACCTGTCTGTCGTCTACGACGTCTACCCAGTGCTCGTGCTGGCGCCCTTGCGCGTTGCTAAGACGACGTGGCCTGACGAGATCGCGAAGTGGGATCACCTCAAGCACCTGCGCGTGTCACCCATCGTCGGCAGCGCCAAGGAGCGTAAAGCGGCGCTTGACACCAAGGCCGACATCTACACCATGAATTATGACAACCTTGTGTGGCTAACATCCGAGCTAGGCGACGCGTGGCCGTTCAGGACGGTCGTCGCAGACGAGCTGACGCGCCTCAAGAGCTTTCGCCTGCGGCAGGGGAGCAAACGTGCCGGGGCGCTCGGTAAGGTGGTGCACAGCAAAGTGAGCCGCTTTATCGGGCTGACCGGCACGCCCAACCCCAACGGTCTCAAGGATCTGTGGGGGCAGACGTGGTTCCTCGACAAGGGCGACCGGCTGGGGCGCACCTTCAGCGCCTTCACCGATCGCTGGTTCGCTAAGGGCTGGGACGGCTTCAGCCTTCAGCCGCTGCCCAACGCCCAGAAGGAGATCGAGAACCGCCTGCGTGACGTCTGCCTGACGGTCGACGCGCTGCCGGTCGATGAGCCGATACACAACCCGATCTACGTAGACCTGCCACGCAAGGCGCGGGCGATCTATAGCGACATGGAAAAACACATGTTCGCGGATTTGGACAATGGTGGTATAGAGGCAGCGAACGCCGCGGCACGCACAATGAAGTGTTTGCAGCTTGCTAACGGAGCCGCTTACGTCGACGACAACGGTACATGGGAGGAGGTGCACGATGCTAAACTGGATGCGCTCGATAGCGTCATCGAAGAAGCCAACGGCGCACCCGTCATGGTGGCCTACCATTTCAAGAGCGACTTGGCCCGGCTACAAAGCCGTTACCCTAAAGGCCGGGTTCTGGACGCTAAGTCTGACACGATCCGCGATTGGAACGCCGGACGGACGTCGTTACTATTCGCTCACCCTGCGTCGGCGGGACACGGCCTCAATCTTGCAGAAGGGGGCAACATCCTCGCCTTCTTCTCGCTCAACTGGAACCTAGAAGAGCATTTGCAAATCATCGAGCGTATCGGGCCCATGAGGCAGGCGCAAGCAGGGCTGAACCGGCCTGTGCTCGTGCACTACCTGATGGCGCGCGATACTGTGGACGACATGATCCTTGAGCGCCTGCGGTCAAAGAAGACCGTTCAAGAGATCCTACTCGAGGCACTAAAAAGGAAAAATCATGAAAGCGATTAAAGATGTTAATGAAGAGCTCAACGAGGCGGTCGCGTTGCCTAAGCCTAAAGCAGCCGAGATGTTAGGTCGTGCGGCTGCGCACATGCACGACCGATCCGCGACCTATGACGAGCCAGAGGGCGAACGGTCAATGGGCAAGATCGTGACGGCCTTCAACGCCATCACAGGCCGCGACCTGACCGAGAGCGAGGGTTGGATGTTCATGCAGCAGGTCAAGCTCGTGCGCCTGTTTACGCGCAGCGACTACCACGCCGACAGCGCCGAGGAT